AGTTCAAGCCAGCACCTAGAATTAAGCCCCCTCGCCGAGAACCTGATGTAAAGACTAAAAGTAACCGCTCAGATTATATGAAAAATTATATGCAGGAATATAGGGAGGATGGTAAGGATTATCAAAAGGTGCCTGATAAGGTTAAAGAGTATCGTCGAAAGCAGAAAGAAAAGAAAAAAGATTAAATATCAGGTATCAGTGTATAAAATGGCCTAAATTTTAATATTCTTTTAATACGGCATGTTACAACGGAGGTGAAATATGCCAAGAAAAAAAGGTTTAGGAGCAAATATTGAGAAGTCTTTAATTATAATGGATGACTTATTGAAGGCTTTGAAGAAATTATCAAAGATGCCTATTAAAAAAGGCTTAGCTACAAATGGTATTCGTGATAAGGATATCACTAAGATTGTTAATGAGTCTCTTGTAGATGCCTCTTCTCTTATGAATAAAATAGAAGATCTTCAAGTTATAATCAAAGATATTAAACCAAAAGGTAACAGCCGTTTCGCAAACAGAGTCGTAACTCGCTTTCTGGAGCAGGTAAAAGAATAATTCTGTAATTATCTTTTAATACTTAATGAATTGCAACTACAATATCAATAATTCGAGGTAGTTATGAAACTTCTTGTACTGGTTCCGAAAGTAGTACGAAATTTTATTGCCCAATTCCCTGAAGTCAGGCGAAACGCTTATAAATACTTTAATTACGATAATAGAGTCGTTGATGAGAGAGTCGAAAGATTTGATAATAAGGTGCCATATTTAGATGCTGATGATTTTAAAAATGCTGATTATGAAGATCTGGTAACTTATGCAAAGACTCTTGTCAATCCTATTCTTTCTAAGTATAGTAGTCGAGTAGCTGCTGAAGATGCTCTTAGTGTGGCAATACGCTCTTATCGTAACGGCCTTTTTGATGGAAAAGTAAATGCCGGTCGTTTTGAAGTTTTATTACAAGGAATGGGTATTCCTAAGAAGACTGCTGCAAAGAATAGAATTCCGGAGAAGAAATCTCCTGAGAAGAAGGAAAAACCTGTTGTAATAAAACCTCATATAGTTAAGCAGTTGGGTATTGATCCCCGAAAAGTTATTCGAGAACAACAGCGGACACAGAAGAAACAAAAAGGTTTACCTATAATAGTTAAAGAAAAAGGCAAAATTGTAAAAAAGTAACAATAACATCCCATAAGGAGGATATACGATGGCTGCACTTAAAAATGCAAAAAAGCACACTGAGGCACTTGATAAGATTGCTGATATGCTTCAAAAAGGCTCTCCTGAACTTGCATTACATATCGATAAGATATCTGATGTGATTGAAGGGAATAGAGAGGCTTCAAGTCTGAAATATGACGCTGATGAAGCACGTTATATGGCTGATCGTTTTAACTTCAAGGTACGTGACCGTGAAGCTGATGAGCCTTTCATGGATCATTTTAATAATGATGATTTCTCTCAGGTTATGCGTGAAAGAAAGCATCCAACTCCGATCGGAACTCCGTATCAGAAAGTAAAAGAATTATAAAAACTTTTTCTGATAGGAGGAATTATGCCAGCATTATTTCCTTCAATGGTGGCGCCTGAAGTTTTTCAGGTTGGTGACTGTGTAAGAAAATTTGTTTCTGAACAAAGTGTGACGCCCTTTATTGGTGTTGTTGCTCAGGTGTGCCCCACTACATATAAAGTGTGGGTTCAATGGCCTACGGAAAACACTCAAGAGGACCCTGAAACGCTTATTAAAGTGAACCCTCTTGTGTCCGGGATGCCCACAAGTATCATTGATCGTGGTTATGGCTCATATGAAAAGGGCCTCTCTGAAAGAAAAAGGGGTCAGATACCGAGAAGAATAACACCAAGTAGGGACTTACCTCCTATGAGGGTGACGGCTACTGAAAAAGCTGTAATAAGAATTGCTCACACATTTGCTACTGAAGTCGTGGGTAAGCTTGTTGATGATATCTGCAAATGTTATAAAAATAAACTTTCTGATGTTCAGGCATATAATAGGATTTTTCAGAAATATGGAACAATCTGTTCAGATCATATTATAAAAGCATCTATTGGAAAAGTTTACTCGGCGTGTAAAGAATAGGAGTTGTTAAATGTATTTACATAAATATAAAACGGAGGTAGGACCTGCATTTCTTGTCTCTGGCTCACAAAAGCCTAAGATGAATGTTAGACTCTCTGATTGGGAGGGTAAAGCTACTGGAAGTAAGGTTGATACAGTTTTAAAAAATCTTAATTCTATTCCTGTCTTTAAAGAAGAAGAGCCTAAAGAAGAGTCTAAAGAAGAAGTACAGGAGAAAAAAGCTGTCGTGACTTTAGCTAGTAGAATACGTGAATTAGCTTCTTTCTTAACACCCAAGGAATAATTAATGGCAATGCTAAAATACGGCTCTGCAACAATTGTAGAGCCTAGTATAAGTAAAGATGCGTGGCAAAGTAATTTAAAAACTTGGAAAGTTGAATGTGACAAGAAAGGCTGTCGCATTAAGACAGCTAGGACTGTTTTAGCTAAATACTCCCCTAGTAAATATCTTTTATCTCATTGTACGATCATAGCTGCAGTTGATGTTGATGAAGCCAGAGAGTCAAAGGGTCCTTATAAAGATTATTTGATTAAACCTGAATATTCTAAGCTTGTGAATAATAATGGTGATGCATGGACAAAGGGCATGCTTGCGAATAGTTATAGAACATTTATAGGGGCAAATAATTATCTAGAACATGTTCAGATCCCAGAATTATCAAAAGGGAAAGTCGTTGATGCTGTCCTGAGAGAAGTTCCAATAGGTAAAGATAAAACTGGTGTAGATTTAACAACTTATTATGTCGATATACTTGTAGCTACAGAAAGAAAACATAAAGAGCTAGTCAAGAAAATTGAATCAAAACAATTGACAACTCTTAGTATGGGCTGCAAGATAAGTTACTCTATTTGTTCTAAGTGCGGTAATAAAGCTGTAGATGATTCTGAGACTTGTGATCATATTAAATATGAAAAGAATAATACCTTCTATGATGAAAACGGTATACAGAGAAAAGTCGCTGAATTATGTGGGTATCATGATGATCCTGGCAGTGTCTTATTTATTGACGCTTCTTGGGTAATAAATCCTGCATTCACTGGTGCAGTTATTCGGAACACTGTTGATCCTCCTGCTAATATAAGCACTAAGATTGAAGAAGCGAATAAAAAAGAGGGCTATGAATATCAGGAAGATGATTTTTTAAAAGCAGCTCATGAGATTATTGCTCAGGGAGAGGATACCGATAAAGAGCCTCCACCTCCTACTGAAGGTCCAAAAGAAGATGAAGAAGATGAACCTGCTGGCGAACCTGTTGAGGATGAGAAGACTCCGGATGCTGAACCTGCTGAGGACCTTGAAGCTCCAACAGGAGAACCTGAGCCCCCTCTTGAACAAAATAATGTCAAAATGTGGAAAGATCGGATAAAAAAGAAGGTCCTTCAAGAATTAGGTGATGAAATAGCTGATGAATTTGAGGAGGGTGAAGAGGGCGGTCCTCGGGAACTTTCAACACTGGATGAGAATCTTGTACAGCCCACTGCTTCAGTGATATTAAGGCAATTGTGGAAATCTAAGAAACTATCAAATAAATATTTGGATAAAATGGCTGGTAACTTAGATAAAAAAAGTAGAGATAAATTAAGGTTTGGAGCTTATATGCTCTTAACCAGTAATGACACTTCTATACTTTCTGATTACGGTTACAGTCGGAGGGATTTTCTGGCTGTGTTATCTTATATAGATAAATTTTTTAAGAATCCTTTACCATTAGATGTTAAGAGAGCCGTTGCTGTCTTGGAAACATCTAAAGGTCTGAGTTTAAGGAATGCCGCATATGCATTATCTAAACTTGCAGGTAGGAAACTTGCAGTTGAAGAACTCAAAAAGGGCCTTGTGTGGTTAAAATTAATGGATTCATACATGTAGATATAAGTGCTTTGATTACAAGGGGCTTTAATTATCTATTAATACTAGGATTTATGCAAAGATTTGAAAATAGAAAAATTTAATTCATAGGAGGTTTATTATGCGCCAGAGATTGAGCTGGGAGCTGGATAAGGAAAAGAAAGCTGATATGGATAAAAAAGCTGATCCTTATACCATGAATCAGGATCACAAAAATAATCCGGTTCAAAAATATGATATTGGTGGCCCTTCACAGTTTGCAGAAGACCCGGATATGAAGACGCCTTGGAAAACTGAAGGTCGTACAGAAACTGGTCACCCTGCTCCGGAACGTGAAGCTGTTATGGCTGCTCGTAAGATGGAAGATAAAGCCATGAAATGCCTCACGATTGCTCAGAGAATGCTGCCAGGAGCCTCTGATGAATTGATTGAGGAACAGGCTACTGAATTCATGTATATGCCTGAACAAAGTGTCCTATCAACATTACAGCGTCAGGCTAGCTGGGCTGAAGCTCTCGCAGGTAAAGATGAGGACGAGGACGAGGAAAAAGAAGCGGCTAAGAAGGAAGAAAAGGACGAGGACGAGGAAAAGGAAGCGGCTAAGAAGGAAGAAAAGGACGAGGACGAGGAAAAGGAAGCGGCCAAGAAGGAAGAAAAGGACGAGGACGAGGAAAAAGAAGCGGCCAAGAAGGAAGAAAAAGACGAGGACGAGGAAAAAGAAGCGGCCAAGAAGGAAGAAACTACTCCTGAACCTGAAAAGAAGGAAGAAGAAAAAGAAGCAGCAAAAGCTCAGGATGAGGAAGAGGAGGAGAAGAAAGAAGAAAAAGAATCTTCTGAAGAAAAGACCGCTGAGGAAGAAATAGACCTTCTTGATACCCTTTTTGCAAATGATGAGACAAAGGCCGGTGCAAAAAAGCTTAGTGGAATTGTTAAGCAGGCAAGTTCCGATGTTGGTGGCCTAGACAATCTGTGGACGAATTCAACTCCACCTGATGTCTCTGAAACTTTTAAGTAAATCGAATTCATTCCAATTATTGGATTGAAATTATAAACAATCAACTCTATTTAATTTAAGGAGGTGACGCTAATGGGTTCCAATCTTCCGGTTCCAAACACCCACTGTGAAACCATGTACCGCCAAACCTATAATACCTATGGGGCTATTACTTCGGTTGGGCTGACACAGGATAACCGCGTGGGAAATGATCAGAAGAAGAACAACACCCGCCTAGACACTAATACTAATAAAGGTATTCTTGCAGGTAGTGTTGTTGCTACAGTTGGAGATGCACAGGTAGGTCCTTGTGCTGGTGACACCACAAATGCTGACAAAGCTGTTGGTGTAGCTACAAATGACGCTGTAGGAAATCCCTATGAGTCAAGTTCTGCTGTAGGAAGTGGAAAAGTCGTCTATATGCATGGATCAGGTACTGTTTTCAGTACTGACATCTATGAGACAAAACAAACTGATGGTACAGCTTCAGTCACTTATACACATGGTGATCTGCTGTATTCTTCTCAGAATGGCCTATTAACCAATTCGTCAGGTATGGATAATGATGCTACCTGGGGCACTCACACAATCATCGGTATGGTGTTGAAAGCTCCCACTAGTTCAGATGCATACATGACGGTACAAATGAGAATATAAGGAGGTGAGTCATAATGGCTGAAATAAGCAATGAAGTAAAACAGCAAATTATCAGTGAATATATCAAGACGGCCGGTGGTCGGGCAAAACTCGCTGCGTCTATGACTCAGCCCTTACGTCTAAGAAGAGACTATACCTCGGTTGGTCGTAAGACCTTCCTGGTAGAACAGCTTCCTGACGGTGCTCTACCTATTTATGACAAGGATGCAAATGTTACGGCATTTGTCGTAGGTGAAGAAGGTCAGAACATTCTGGCTATTCAGAAACCCCGCCGTGTAATCTTTCCCTTGTTTGAAATCAGTTCAAATCCGGAAATTCCTCTTACCCAGATCAAGGAACGTCGTTTCGATCTCATCGAACGTTCTCAGGACCTGGCCAAAGCTGAGATTCAGGCTGAAGAAGACACCCGTGTCTTTGAGATCCTGGATGCAGTAGCAGTCAACGGTTTTGATAATATCGGTGCCACGAATGCTGACATTCCGGCGACAGCTCCTCTGACGCCTTCCGATCTGGCTGATGCTTTTGCTTCCGTTGAGCGACATGATCTTCGCGTAGCAAGAGTTTTCTGCAATGCCCTGGATTATTCTGACATCCGTAAATGGGGCCGGGATGTTCTGGATATCGAGAGTCAGGCTACTCTCTTGAAGACAGGTCTGATGGCTACCGTTTGGGGCGCTCAGATCATAGTCTCGCGTAGAGTTCCGGTAGGATACATCTATGTGTGTGCTGAGCCTGAATTCTTCGGCAGGATACCTGTCCGTACCGAGTTGACCGTATTGTCGGCGGATGACCCTCGTAATCGTACCATAGGTTTCTCTTGTTTTGAAAACCTTGGGATAGGTTGCCACAATCCTCTGGGTCTTACTCGTCTGGTTCTGTCTCGGTAAATTTTTTATAGCTCCGTAAGCTATTTAATTTAAGGCTGTTAGGGTTAATTCTCTAACAGCCTTTTTATTTTCTCCTTGATTAATGACCCTTGAAGTGGTATATTTAAGAATAGTTATGGGATCAGAAAGAATAGAAGACATTAAGAGAAAGATAAGGGAAGGATATACCCTTAAACATCTTCAAGAAGAATATCCTATTACTCGTGCATTATTCTTGAAATTAGGTGGATCAGATTTAAAAAAAGCTATTAGAATAAATCATGATTGTTTAGAGATAATTACGGAGAAAGATAGTTTATCACTTAAAAGAGATACTAAAGATTTGGATATAGAACTAATTTTAGGAAATCTTTTAGGTGATGGTAATATCTATAAATCTCTTAATGCTCAAAATACTTATACTTTTTCTTTCGGCCATACTTTTCGTCAGATAGGGTATGTAAAATTAAAATATGAATTATTAAAACAATATGTGACTAAAATAAGATTGATGGATTGTAAAAATTTCAAGGATTACAGTTTCCATGTATCTTTAAAATCTTTGCCTATTTTTAATGTATATTATTCCCTTTTTTATACAACCTATAAAGAGGGAAAAAACAATTTACAAAAAGATATCTTAAAAGAAGAGATAGCTTCATTAATAACCCCTCGAATCTTTGCTTTTTGGATCATGGATGATGGAAAAAAGTATAGTAATACTAAATACGTCTTTTCAGTGTGTGTAGGAAAGCAGCCCTATTATACCTTTAATAAATTTGAGAAGATCGTAGATATAATATCAAATCGTTTAAATGTAAGATTACAAGCGCGAGAAGAAAAGAATTCTTATGAAATGTCAATAACTTCTATAGATGCTGAAAAATTGTTTTATTCAATTCGTGACTTTATTTGGCCAGAATTTTGTTATAAGTTTGGTGTACTCCCAGAAGATTGTGGGGAGGCATATAAAAACCTTCCCTGGTATGAGAAATGGAGAGATTCAGTACGTAATGTTCGTCATCCTTTTTTTGAGAATTTTTCTTTAATTAATTTTAAAAATAGTGATGATGAATTAAAAAAGAAACAATTTATAAGATTCTTAATAAATAGAACAATAGCAAGAGGGTTTCCCTTTTATTCTTTTAGTGAGTTTGAACAAGAAGATTACTGGAAATCATTGAAGAATTATCAAATAACAGAACAGGATAAAGTTCTTTTCGCTTCTTTAAAAGCTAATATTTTTCCAAATAGCTTTATGAACCATAGGTTTAAAGTTCCTGTAAGAAAAAAGAAAAGTCCCTATCAACTTTTTTATAATCATAGAGAATTAAAAAAAGTTATCAATTATCATATGAGAACAGGTAGTAATATTAAGAATACTAATATTAGAAATGCTCTTGGTTTTTATGGTTCTCAGGTAGCAGGTCAATTTAATCCTTGTTATGCAAAATTTTTTGTAGATAAATACTGTAAAGGAAAGAAAGTTTTGGATCCGTGTGCAGGATGGGGTGGTAGATTATCAGGAGTGGTTATGTGTGGTAAAGATTATTATGGAATAGAACCTAACATAGAAACTTTTCGTAGTTTGAATCGAATGAGAGATTGGTTTAAAAAAAGGGAGAGAGTTAAAATAGAAATAATTAACGGTGTTGCAGAGAAAGAAGAAAATTATAAATATCAGTTTGATTTAGCTATAACAAGTCCACCCTATTTTGACCTAGAGAAATATTCAGAGGATGAGACTCAATCGTATATAAAATACAGTAATTATGGGTTATGGAAAGAAAAATTTTTAAAGAAAATGATTCAGAATGTTTATAACCATTTAAAGATTAACTGTATTTTTGTTTTAAATGTTTCGGATTATAGTCTATATCATATAGTATTGGATAGTATTATAATTGGAAAAGATATTGGATTTAATTTAATTGATACTTATAAAGTTTCTACTTATAATACTTCAAAGGATTTTGGGCTATTATCAGAAACTTTTCTTATTTTTCAAAAGAAGCTAAAATGTTAAAGTGTGTAATTTGCGGTTTTGAGGGTATGGATCTTTCTCGGCATCTTAGATATGTTCATAAGATGGATGTAGATAAGTATAAACAAACATATAATAGAATTGTTGTAGATCCATTAATTGAGGAAAAAAGGAAAAAAACATGTAAAAGAATATATGGAAACCCTAATTATAAAAATGAGGAAGCAAAAAAATTATCCAATGAGATTTATGAAGGAGGTCATGCTCTTTCTGATCCGAAAATAAGGAAAAAAGCAGACAAAACTAAGAAAGAAAGATATGGTGATTCTAATTTCACTAATAGAAAGAAAGCGCAACAGACCTGTATAGAGAGGTATGGAGTTGATAATCCAAATAAAATAAAAGGTGTAAAAGAGAAGAGAATTAAGACACTTCTGGAGAAATACGGAAAAGTCTTTAATTATAAGAAAGATCCAGTAATCTCAAAAGAAGCTCTTATAGAGATGCATTACAAAAGAAAAATGACCTTAGGTGAAATAGGTACTAAGTTAAACATGTCTGAGGTCGTTGTATCTTATTGGATGAAGAAGCATAATGTAACAGTACATAAACGAGTAGTATCTCCGGTTTCAAAAGAATATATTAAATCACATGATATAGTGAAAGAATTTTTAGAATTGTGTAAAGAAAAAGATAAGGTACTGTCTTTTTCTTTGTACGGTAAATACACTGAGGGTAAAAAAATGAGTAGACTTAAACGTCTATTTAATACAGGTAAAAGATACCACCATTTAAAAGATAGATTATTTGAGGTAGCTCTTAAACCCTATATGTGGGATGACTTTTTAAAAGAGTTTGAATAAATTATTATAAGACTTTTTTATTCTTAAAATCTTGACTTTGGTAACGCCCTCTCCTATATTTATAGAGACTTTCACAATGCCCTCTTTTTTAATAAGGATAAACGATGCCTGCTTTTGTTTTAGAAAAAACAAATAATGATGTGGTTCTTAAGAACAAATATGGAGTTTATTCAAGAAATGAATTAGAACAACAATTACGAGAAGGTCATTTTACTGCAGAAGAACTAGGGGACATTTATGGTTTAAAAACTTATCAGATAGTTCATGTTCTTAGAACTCTTGAGATAACTTATAAGAATAAGTTAAATGATGTCCGTATAAGTGATCCTTCTATCACCCCTTCAATGCATCAAGTCCTTCTAGGAACTCTGCTCGGAGATGCTTATATGAAATGTCCTAAATCGTATTCTTTAGGACATGGTATAAATCAAATGGATTATTGTTATCATGTGGCAGAAAGACTTCATCCTTTTATAGCTTCTTTTGGTGATAAAAATACTGACTGTGCAACAAAGAAATCTTTTGAATTCTGGACCTATCGACACGATATTTTTAAACCTTATTTTGATCGTTTTTATTCAAGAGGTAGAAAGAAGAAATATTTTAATAAAGGAACTGTTTTTGATTTAAATCCTGAAGGTCTTGCCTATTGGTGTATGGATGATGGCAAATACAATAGATATGGTTTTCATTTATGTGTAGGTAAAATAACAGAGGAAGAAGCCTCAGTATTGATGGCTCTATTAAGAGATAAATTTAATATCTATACAACCTTCCAAGTTCAAAGTATAGAAAAGAGTCATTATAATTTGTATGTCAAAGCAGAAAGTCGAAATCATTTTATTTCTCTAATATCTCCTTATATAATAAAGAGTATGCGTTATAAAATTGAAGGGACTTCTCCTTCTCAAGAAGTTTTTTCTAAAGAAGCTGTTTTTAATAAACATCATTCTTTGTGTAAGAAGGCTAAAAGATTTATTCGTTACTTCGGAGATAAGAATGTTCAGGATTACATCTCTTCTAATATTGAAATAAAAGGTCCTAAAATTATTTATAGAGATAAAATTATAGAACTAATTAATAGCGGTAAACAGGTCTCTCATACATTTTTTAGTAAAGCCCCTTCAAAAGAAGTCCTGATTGAATTACTAAATCAAAATATGTCTGATAAACAAATAGCTGAGAGATTAAGAGTAGGTCGAAATAGAATAGGAGAACTCAGGAGACTCTATGGTATAGAAAGAAAAAGTAAAAGAATAAGTCCTGCTCAACATGATAGACTATTGAATCTTTTTAATACTCCTGGTATGACTATTCAGAAAGCTCAAAAACACATGAGAATGTCTTTTTATAAAATAAAAGATTGGTTAAAAAATTATAGCCCTGATAAATGTCATCAGAGATTGATGAAGGAAAAAGAGTATAAAAAAGATATTGAAGTGTTAACTTTTAATCCATCTGATTTTTCTATAGCAGAATACACTTTTTCCAGAGAAGATTACTCAGAAAAAATAAAATCATTTATAGAGAAATACGAGTGGTTGAGGTCTGTTGGAGTTTTTTCTAAATATAATTTTGTTATACGTCTTCAAGGTGAGATAGCTGGTGTTCAAATATTGAATGAACCTACTAGTTATAGTAAGATTTTAGGAGATAATACACCTAAATGGGAATGTTTAATACAGAGGGGTTGTACAGTGTCTTGGGCTCATCCTCATCTAGGAAGCCGGTTGTTAATGATGAGTGTGAATTGGATGGTTCGAAATACAGAGAAAAGGCTCTTTATAGGTTATTCTGACCCCTCTGCGGGGGAGATAGGTACTATTTATCAAGCTTGTAATTTTAAATATCTTGGTGATAAATTTGGTGTGCCTTCAAAATACATTCACCCCACTTATAAAGATGGTAAAGAATTTTGTGAGCACTCTTTGAAAAGAACTGGTGTGTTTAAATGGTGGTGCCGGCAGAATGGCATAAAAATAGAGTCTTCTTGGATAAAGCCTAATGGATTTAAAGATATAAAAGAGATACCAGAGTCTATAAAAAGAGCTTGGTATAATTGGGGTAAAGAGATCATTTCTGAATCAAAAGAGATTATACAACCCTTAAAAGGTAAATATGTTTTGATTAAAGGTAAAGATAAGAGAGAGCAGAGATATTTAGAGTCCTTATTTAAAAAGAAGACTTATCCTTACCCCAAAAGGGCTTTTAAAAAGAGCCCCTGAAATATTTTCGATTAGGTTATTTTCTAATTGGGTCCTTATAAACAGCTTTTTTGTAAAGACAAATATGATGTGATTCTTATATTTTAGAAATAAATAAAAGGTTTCAGCGCCCTGGTTTTTAGTAAATCGTTAGTTTAAAAATCTTACACTTAGGCCCATTTTGCTATCCCATATCGGACTGCAGATTTGGCAACCCGTCTGAGTAGGCCTCTTTCTCCGGCATAAAGAGCGTCCCACATTAACCGGAGCATAATACAATAAATCACATATGGTGTTCTTCCTGTTTCAGCAACTACTTTTGACATGATAACTTTGTTAAAAGGGTCGATTAAAGAACGTTTAATCGTTTCCTTTAAATCATTTCCAACTCGTTTACTGTCATTATAGCAGAATTGTTTGAATTCTGAATTGAGAGTACCCCAGTAATCGTACATCAATTTTCCATTTTCACGGAGCCAATTTAGTTCTTCCCACAACTCGTCAGGTTCCATGTCTCTCAAATCTTTTTTGCATATTTCTTTCATTTTGTGTCCTATTCCGGACGCTGAGACCTCCTTTCTTTGCTTAAAATATATAATAAAAGAATTAAATCATAAAAATTTTGTATATTTGTTACTATTTTCATTTGAGTATCCTCAGTCTCTTTTTTGTTAGTCTGGAATGTTTTTCTTTAATGAAATGGTTGAATGGAGTATTATACAGTAAACCTATAGTATAAGGTGTATTATATGTCTAAAGAATGTAGGATTGAAAATTGTGATAAAAAATCTGTAATGAAAGGTTTTTGTCTTGATCATTATATCCAATACGCAAAAGAAGATATAAATATAAATGGGTCTGTTATAAGAAAGAATCTTAAATTACCTCAGAACTGGAACAAACGGAATACTAAAACAAAATTAAATTTTATAAGAGATTCCATAAATACACCTATTTTAAAGCACATTTATCGGAAGGATTCAGATGAGCACGTTAAATTTTATGCTGGAAAAAGGCTCATTGAATTAGGAGATGCTCCTCCTGAGAAAGATGCTTATTCTTGTAAAATTCCTGGTTGTAAAGGTACTCCTAATTCTTATGGTAATTTTACTAAAGGTTTTTGTCGTAAGCATTATCACCATTATAGAAAGGGCATTATAGATATAGATGGCAATAAAATAAGAAATTTGATAGATAACAAAGATAAGAAAACTGTTAAATGTAAGGTAAAATACTGTAAGAAAAATTCATATAAAGACTGTTTTTGTAGGATGCATTATGAGGAATTTTGCAATGGCTTAAGAGATATCCATGGAAAGAGAATTACTAATAGTTATAAATCAAAGAAAAAGGTAGAACGCCCTTTAGCTCGATTTAATCATATGTTGAATGTCCTAGCTTTTATGAAAAAAGAGTTGAAAGAATTAAGGAAAAAGACTTTTTTAAGTGCTGAACTAGCGGATGATCTTAAAAGGCAAGTTTCTTTTCTTGATGATAATCTTAAATTCATACACAATCCGAGTTTTATTTTAGGTAGTATAACTCTTCTAGATAATAGGACTCTTAAAGTTTTATTGGGAGGAGAGAAAGATGCTCCGATTAATGTGGATATTGAATTGAAAAGTGATAAGGATAAACGTAAATTTAAAGGTACTTTAATAAAAGGTAATAATGCTAATATAGCTGTTACTGAATATGAGATGTTTAATAATAGTAAAAAGACTTCTGAGACTGTGCTATTTTTGAAGGATAAGATTAATTCGAGTTTTCCTTTTGAATGTGAAGCTAAAGATTTACAAGGAAATATAATACATCATATAAAAATAACAGAAAGTGAATAGATGGCTAAATTTTATGATCCCTGTCCTTTCCCGGGTATTAATAGAAAAGTCCTTAATAAAACCCGTATTATTCAAAAATTTGTATGGTTTAAGAAATTAAAAGGAAGATGGAAGTTCTTAACAACAGCTTATATATATCAGAAATGCCTTAAGAATGAACAGGGTTTAGCGACAGGTTATTCTACAACTTGTGTTACTAAAGAAAAAAGTGAAAAATACCTCGATTGGTATAATGTTGATTGGGTTGAGAAGCCGTTATTTTTCTTAAAATGTCCAGGCTGTGATAATGAACTTACGGCATCAGGTAGTTTTATTTCTGATGATGAAGATGTTGTAAAATACCGATGTACTGATTGTGGCCGGGAATCTTTTTTCTATTTTGGTGGGGCACCCGTACCTATAGAAATAACTTATGAGAGTTACAGGAGACCCTCGTTATATCTATCATGATTATGGTGCCTTTTATAGTTGGGAAGGCCAGCAGGACCAAATTGAGTTTCTTATGAAGGAGTTATAATTAATTATCTATAAATATACCTTCTATAAATAAAACATATTAGGAGGTGTATTTTATGAATGCAATATCTGAAACTCTTTATAAATTAGCAGAGAGTTTAAGTGATGTAAAAGATAAGACCCTTCCGAAAAAGCAGGAGGGTCTTTTTAGTGGCCAGAGTGCTGATAAAATTGTAAAGACTCTCTTAAGGGATGCAAAGAATGATGTAGGTAAAGCTATTGAAAAACTTACTTTTTACATTAATAGGGGTGGAATAAAGATTCCTGAAAAAGAAAAAGTGGTATTGAATCGAGCAAAAAAAGTGCTTGAGGAAAAGCTGAAAAAAAGTAAGAAATAATGTATATTAATTTTTAGTGATTCTAAAATCCTTTTTGGATAAAAGGTGGCCTCTCTGCTAGTGTGAAGTAGGGGGGCTTTTTTTTGCTTTATTTTTAGGTTTTTCTGGAGTATCATTGTTATGGGAGGTTTTATGGATATTGATACAGATCCTAATAAAGTGCTTAGAAAACTTGGTCTTCATGTAATAGAGAACTATTTAGAATCATATTATGGTCTTAGAATTGAGGATGAGTTTGATAAAAGGTCCTATAATTATACTCATATTGCAGAAGATTTCTGGCATGGAGATTTTAATGTTGAAGAACTCCTGAAAGCCCTAGGTCCTTTGGGAGTCGATAAAATAAAGGCGGCGTTGAATGGATGATGTTCAGAAATGGCTTTATTGTGATGGCTGTTTTTATTTAGATCTGCCAGAAGACCATCCGAATACTAGGGGTCATATGTGTATGAAATATAAGGCCAGGGTGCTTCATTTAAGACACCACCCCCATCTTGTCAGGCTTAAATGCTGTAAAGATGAGGGTGGAAAGGAGATTAAGAGATTTAATCGATATGCAGTTTTGCTTGATGATTAATCTATAATTTTAGCTATGGTTAATTCTTGAAGTTCTTTTTTCTTAAAGAGCAAGAATTTATTTACTTTAAATTTGGCCATGACTTTATGAACCCCTAAGTCCCATTCCATCATAATTCGATTTTCTGTGACTATGGCTTCATCTGGCTTTCCGAGATAGTTAAGTATTTTTCTTTTTGACATACCTATTTCTATACCATTTACATTTCCATCATAGATTTCAATGGCATAAAGAATAAACTCTCCATAATTATTCATAATGAAATGGCATGTCTTTTTCTTTGTATAGATATAACGAACATTTCCCATGTCTTCGTCGATATCTATTGTATCAGGCATTC